TTGACAAAAATTTAAATCAAAATTATTAAATAAAAAAAATTAAATCAAAAAATTAACAAAATTTTAAATCAAAATCATTAAAATAAAAAAATTAAATCAAAAAATTAACAAAATTTTAAATCAAAATCATTAAATAAAAAAAATTAAATCAAAAAATTAACAAAATTAATAATATTTTGATTTAAAAATCATCTTATAAAATAATATAAATGTCTAAAAAATCTAATACTTCACTATCCACTAGTAATCCAAAAATATTAAAATTTTTTAATGACCATCATAATATTGATTTTGAAGATACTGTTCTCTCTTTTATAGAAATTATGGAAAAACTTTCTGATACTATGAATAATTCTATTAATAGTTCATTAGTTAGTGATATTCTCTCTAATCTCAAAAATATGAATTCAAAGATGGAATCAATCAATGAAAATGTTAATAGATACCAAAATGAATCTATTTCTAATCTTTCTTTAAAACTTAATGAATTTAAAAAAGAATATATTGAAGATCTTAGACTTGTTCTTACTTCAAATGTTGCTGATAGAATTGAACCTTTAATGAAAGAACAACTTTCTATTCTTTTTGATAAAACTGCTTCCATTATTCCTCAACATAATAATGAAATTAAACAATCTATTCAACAATCTATGGAACTTCTCTCTAACTCTCTTACTCTTGATACACAAAAATTAATGCAAACTTCTATTACTGAACAATCTCTCAATAAATTTATTTCCGATGTTGAAACTAAATTATCTTCTACTTTTCATAATACTATTACTTCTACTGAACAAAGACTTGAATCTAAAATTTCTGATATTGGAGAGAAAACAGCTTCACAATTATCTTCTACTACTTCTCTCAATTCTTCAGTTTCTGAACTTCTTAAAAAAATGGAAAATTCTTCTGCAAAAGGAAAAATGTCTGAAAATATTCTTGTAAATATTCTTCATTCATTATATCCTGCCTCTCAAATTGATCATGTTGGTCAAACTAAAGAAACCGGTGATGTTATTTTATCTAGAAAAGATAAACCAAAAATTCTTGTTGAAAATAAAGATTGGGGTAAAAATGTTGTACAAGAAGAAGTTAAAAAATTTTTACATGATATCGAAACCCAAAAATGCTGTGGAATATTCTTATCGCAAAACTATGGGATCGCTAATAAAGAAAATTTTGAAATTAATATTCATGATGGAAATGTTCTTGTTTATGTTCATGAAACTAAAAATGATCCAGAAAAAATAAAAATTGCTATTGATATAGTAGACCATATTAAAGAACAGCTAGATGAATTGGATCTTGATAGTGAAGTTGATTCTATTTCTAAAGAGAAGCTTACGTCTATTAATACTGAATTTCAAGCATTTGTATCATCCAAATTATCTCTTATTAAATTGGTTAAAGATTTTAATCAAAAACTTCTTAAACAAATTGAAGATATTAAAATTCCTTCATTAGAAGATTATCTTTCTACACGATTTGCTACCTCTTCTAGTAAATATGTTTGTGAATATTGTGGATTTGTTGCTAAAAATGCTGCTGCAAAAAGTGCTCATCTTAGAGGATGCTCAGTAAAAAAATCAAAACTGAATGAGTCAGGTCCAACTATTACTATTGAATAATTTTAATTACAGCACCTGAAAAATTTATAATTACATTTTTAATTCCACTTGTAGCAAAATTTTTTTTCTCAACTTTTTTTAGTTAAATATCAAAACAGTCAACTACGTTGACATGTTGCAAAGCAACTGTTTTGATATTTAATGTTATTTTTCTCTCATAAATATATTTTATTCACTAATATTAATGGATAATACTTTAATACTAAATTTTGGTGATTCTCAGGGTGAAGTTTACGATTATATATTTTATTATAATACTAATTATATAAAATATACTAATATTAATTCACCCGGATGGAGATCTGGTTGGTCACTTCGTGGTTTAAATAAAACAAAATATCATGATATTTTATTTAAACCATTATATGATTTATCTAGTAATATTGAAAATGTATTTATTTTTTTAACATTTGGATCTGTTGATATTGAATGGAACTTAAGTTATAAAAGATTTATTCTTAAAGAAAACCCAGATACTTATACTTTTATTGATGAAATGATTAATTCTTTTAAAAACATTATTGATAAATATATACTACTTGAAAAAAATCTTCAAAAAATTAAGAATATTAATTTTCATATAATTATTACATTTCCCTTTATACCTCTTCCTCTTTCTGAATCTTATATGAAAAATTTTTCAAATAATAATAATACTATATTTTATGATGTTATTTCACACCATGAAAGATTCTACTTATGGTATATATATTGTAATAAATTAATTTCAATTATAAAATCTTATAATTTTAAAAGATTGTATATTATTGATATTAGAAATGATTTTATTAAAAAAGGATTTCAACATTTTATGAATTTAAAAAATGAAGATCATCATCCAAATTTTTTAATTACAAAAGAATATATTATTACACAATTAAATAATTTAACTTTTTATGATAATCAAAATAGAATTATTAATTTAGAAAATCTTTCTTGGAATAATAATTTTTTATACTCTCATATTCGTCGCCCACTTTAATATTAAGTTTTGGATATATCACATAAAAACTTTATAACATATAAATAATTTAAATTAAAAAAATTAAATTATTTGAATCCCACATGAACGACATCGACGAGATTTGAACTCGCGCGTGCTATGCACAACAGATTTCAAGTCTGTCCCCTTAACCGCTCGGGCACGATGTCATTAATATAACAATTTAAATACTTTTTAAATTATTTATCTCTATTATAATATAAAATTTAATAACTATTATTATTTAATGGATACTGATATTTATATGAATCATATTAAACAAGAAATTGAAGAAAAAGGATATGTTGTTATTCCTAATGTATTAAACAATGATGAAATTATTGAATATATTTATGAATTTAACAAATGGATGGATAGTGTTGAACATCTAGACTATTTACATAATGTAATTGATTATCATGGAATTTTTAAATACTATGAAGTCGGACATCAAAGATTTGCCTGGTTAATTAGAACTAATCCAAAAATTCTTAATATTTTCAAATCATTATGGAATACAGATGAACTAGTTGTTTCTTTTGATGGATGTTGCTATTATCCAAAAGAATATACTGGAACCCCCTCTTATTGGATACATAGCGATCAATCATCACTAAAAAAAGGATTAAATTGTATTCAATCTTTTGTAAGCTTAACTTCAAATAAAGAGAGAACCTTTATAGTTTATGAAGGTAGTCATAAACTTCATGAACATCATTCAACTATATATAATATTCAAAATCCAAGTGATTGGTATCCTATTGAAAAAGAGTATATAGAATCTATACAAGATAAAAAAAGAACTTTAGAAGTTGAAGTTGGATCACTTGTTTTGTGGGATTCACGCACTTTTCATCAAAATACTTGTGGAGACTCTTCATGTAATGAAGAAAGACTCATACAATATTTATGCTATCTACCAAAAAATAATGATAAAAATAATCAAGATGAACAATATAAAAGAAATTATTATTTTAACACAAAAAGAACTACAAACCATTTTCCTTATCCAATGTTACCTGTTTCCCTTCAGCCAAATATTTATAATTATTATAACAATGATAATTATACTATAGATTATAGTAAATTACCTCAACCAAATCTAAATGATTTATTGGATAAAATTAATAAATTATTATAAAGCTATGTTACTAATAACAGTTTTAAATTATATAAGTAATTTACAAATTATTTGCACTCATGTTTAATGTAATTTTTTGATTTAATATGTTAATATTTGTATCTTCTATTATTTCTTTCATAATACTTATAAGTATTGTAAAGACATTTGTATATATTTTTCTTTCAATAAAATCTGGTATAAGACTACTATTAATACTTTCATTATCTAATATGTTATTAACCAAATTTTCTACTGATATATGTAATTTATTTTCCAATGCTTTTATTGATTCATCACTTAAACTTGAGTTATTTTGTATTAATCTTAATTCTTCTTTTAATTTATTTATTGTTTTTAAAAATAATGCATTTTCAGCTTTTAGAATATGATTTTCATTTTTTAAGGTTTTAATATCTAACTTCTTTAAAAAACTGTGAAAATTTCCCATAATATACAATACATAATAATTTAAAAAATCCAAAAATTATTATTATTATATATATATATATATATAATAGTTATGTCTCAACATAAAGTTATAATTGGTAATAAAAAAGATCATCTAGGTCATTATGAAGATATTATAACACTTGAAAGATTACCAAAAATTGGTCTATTAGAAATAACAACTAATAATAGAAAAATATTGTTTGATCCAAAAGTTTTAAGAAGATATGCTGATCACATTCTTGGTATATCACTTGATAACTCAACTAGAGATGAGTGGATGCAAACTGCTATGAATGATCCTAATTTTAAGAATCCAGATACTAATAAGCCATTTACAGAATCACAATTACATTATATTCACAAACATTTATCAACTGAAACAGATGTTTACCTCCAAAAGAAAGGTAGAAAAAGTAGAAGAAGAAGAAGCATGAAAAGCAGAAAAAGAAGTAGCAGAAGCAGAAGCAGAAGCAGAAGCAGTCAAAGTAGCACCGGCGGAACTAAACGAAAATATAAAAATAAAAAGATAGGAACCAGAAAAAGAAAAGCAGGAACCAGAAGCAGAAGCAGAAGCAGAAGCAGAAGCAGAAGCAGAAGCAGAAGCAGAAGTAGAAGCCCACCACGACCACGACCACAACCACAACCACAATCACAACCACAACCACAATCACAACCACAACCACAACCACAATCACAATCACAACCACAATCACAATCACAACCACAACCACAACCACAACCACAATCAACACTTCGTAATCCTCTTTTAGATAGACTAAAGAAACCAAAATCGGGAACACCGGCTGGGGTTCGGCATAAAGAAGGTTCTTTTTCGCGTAAATTTGATAATTTAAACCTATAAATTAATATTTTATATCTGATTACTAACTTTTCAAATAAACATTATTACATACATTTTTTATTACTTTTTCTTCTCTCTTATTTTCTTTTAAATCATCAGTGCAATTCTTAATTAAAGTTAAATATTCTTCCTGTAAAGCCTGATTACTCTTCCAATCAGGATGCTCTTTTGTCCATTTATCTATATTTTTTTGCTGAACATGACTAATTTTACTTATTGCTTCTTTAAAATTTTTATTTTCTTCATCTTTTAACCATCCATAAGGAGTTTCAGGATCTCCACATTTTATATACACTGTTTCTCTCTTTACGTCAGTACAGTGCATTGGTCTTTCATGAATGGAAAGTTTATTCATATTCTCTATAAATATATTTGACACTCCTTCTGTTAATCCTTTATTTTTAGTTATCATCAAATTATCCAATGTTACCTTTATCTTATCTATAAACTCGTTCATTGTTAATGCATCTTTACATTCTTCGTTTAAAAATATATTAATATTAAATCTTTGTTTATTATTAATTATATTATTATTATTACCTACCTTTGGAATTAATTCACTTATTTGACTTCGTAATTTTTTATTTTCACTAACCAATGTATTTCGTATATCTTCATTCTCTTTTATCATTTTAATAAACATTGATTTATAGTCTAATTGATCATTTTCTTCATTATTATCACTTTTTATAATTATATTTTTATCTTCTATATAGTGACACTTTTTTTTATGATTATATAAACTTTGTCGATGTTTGTATTCTTTACCACACTGACATAAAAATACACTTTTTGTAACTTTTTCGGAAGTATTTGTAAGTATTTTATGTTTTGATGTCAGTATATGTCTATCATATCCTTGTTTGTTACAGCATTTGAAGTTACAACTTTTACAAAAAAATTTAAAAGAACTTTTTTCAGCTTTTTCAGAAGACATTTGTAAGTATTATATACTTACACAAAAAACTTCTAAATTATCATCATTAAAAATATTTTTTTTATCATCACGCTTTTATTGTCATTTTTTTAAAAATTAACAGCATACAAGTCAAAAACGTAAATTTTATGTTATTTTTAACTTTCAAATCCATTTTTAAAAAATGGACAAAATAAAGCATGTCCATTTTTTAATTTTTGATTTGAGAATTGGTAAAAAATTATTACTGAGAATTATTTTCAATATATGTTATTTTTTTTATTCATGATATATCGTGCGTTTTATTAATTTGTTTAAAAGTTCTGTTTTTTCGGTTATTTTTTTTAAGTATAAAAATGCACATTTTTTTATCGATGACAAGTAAATTTTATTTCTTGTAGTTTTATTTATATAAATATTATTATTTAATTATATTATGGATGATTTGGATACGTTAACTTATTATTATTTTTTACTATATAAATTGAGAAATAGTGAAATTTTATGGATTGTAAAAAAATCTAATTGTATAGATGAATTAGAAGAACATATAAGAAAATTTTTATCTAATGTGGATAAATATTATATAGTATCATCATATGTAGATCAGTCTACAATATTAATAAATAAAAACTTTACTCAATTTGAACCTGATGAAACTACTATGATAATATCAGAAACTAATTATAACATAAAATATTAATAGTTTGATAAAATTGATTTAATAAAATATTCTTTATATTTTATAAAATGGATAATAATAATATTTTAAAACAGGAAAAAAACAAACAAGATCAAATTAATAATCTTAACAACAAAAAAAAAGAAGAGCTTGATTATATTACAACAATGATTAATGCTGGTATTAAACCTGGAACTAACGAATATAAACAAACACTTGAAGTATATAGAAATTTACAAGATGATTTAATAATTTTTAAATTAACTAATTAACTATTTTTTATCATTATATATATAATGAATTATACTATAAAAAAAAAAAATAATAAAAAAAAAAATGGAGGTATGTCACCTAGAAAAAATACTACGCATAAACCAAGTGCTTCTGAACAACGTGGCTTTGATCAAACAGTTTTAGATGATAAAACAAAAGAATTTCTTAGATTGTTAGAAATGCCTAGAAAAACCACACAACAAAAAGCCGATTATTTAGCAGCTATTAGTGCGTATGATTGCACTAATTGTATATTAACTGGTTTAGCATTATCCCAAAAAAATCTTGCTGGTGTAAATTTACAGAATGCAAATCTAAGAAAAACATTATTTAATGGTGCAAATACTAATTTAAGTGGAGCACGTTTACAAGGTGCTAATTTAGAAAATGCAGAGTTAAAAAGAGCAAATGTATCAAATGCTTTTTTAAATGGTGCAAATTTAACTGGTGCTCAATTAAATCAAACAAATTGTAAAGGGTCAGATTTTACTGGAGCAATTTTAAATTCAGCATATCTTCATAGCACACAATTATCAGATGCCATATTAGAAAATGCAAATTTAACGCAATCATCTCTATCTTACCTTATTGTAAATGAAAATACAAATTTTAAGAATGCAATCTTTTATAATGCCACTATTACAAATATAAATTTTGAGAATATGGCTAACATTAATTTACAAGGTATAGGTTTAATTGGTTCTACAGTACGTAATTGTAATTTTATGAATGTATCTATACCGAGGTTAGAAGCAAGTCGAACACTGTTTATTTATGATTGTGATTTTAGAAGAGCAAATTTTGATAGCGGAAATTTTGAAGGTACACAAATTTTTAAAAGTTTATGCGGCTCAACTAATTTTAATAATTCAAATATGAAAGATTTAATTGGCCATTCATCTAATTATACAAGGGCAATATTTACAAATGTAGATTTAACTAACGCAGATTTTAGAATATCAAGATTTCAAGGAACAAATTTTGCAGGCGCAAATTTAACAAGGGTTAATTTCAGAAATGCAATTTTTAATAACGAAACAAATTTTACGGGTGCTATTATGAGTAATGTTGATTTCCAATCTGCTGATGGATTAAGTGGTTTAAATTTTGAAGGTGTAAATTTAGAAGGAGCTCAATTTAGAGGTTGTAATCTAATTGGAACAAATTTTAGAAGGGCAAATCTTCGAGGAGCAACTTTTGAATTTTCTGATGTTCAGGGAGCTGATTTTGAAGGATCAAATCTACAAAATGCAGTTTTAGTTGGAGTTGCACAGAATTGGATGGATGCTAGAAATATTCCAAGAAATGCTAGACGGGGTAGAGCACAAGATACACATTTAGCTTTTAATGATATTGAATTTCATCAATTAGTTGAATTTTATAGAAATTTGGGAATAGATGTTGATCCAGTTATGAATAATGCTGAATTAATTACTTATATAAGTAATAATTTGAATAAATGGCTAAACAATTTAGTATCTGATGAAAAGACATTATTAACTCAACGATTGAATCAGTGCATCCGAGGTAGACTTGATACATGGAATTATTCAGACACTTTACCCGGTGTTGAACCTCCTATAAGTTGGAATAAATTAATTTATCCAACATTACAGTATGTTAACAATCAATCTAAGGAATTTCAAGATATTTATATACAAATATTAATAACTGATAGTGCAGAAGGTCACGGGGCAGCATTCAGTTGTATTAAAGGAATAGTTGAAAGATTAATTACTACAACTGGAAAGTCGGCAGAAGTTACTAAAGATAATCAACCAGACAAAGAAGAAGAATATACTCAACTTTTAATGCTTATATCACCTCCATTTACCATGAAAACTTTATTAGCAGAGTGGTTAGAAATACATAAAGAAGGTGGAGATGATCCATTTACTGAAGATGATCCAAATTTAATGAATAGTTACATTGATTACTCTAAAGAACAATTTGATTATGATGAAAAAACTCCATTAGAACAAAGATTAATTATGAATAAAATTATGAATGATCCGAATGCCGGAGTAAATGCAATAAGAGACCAATTTGGTATTCTTTATTTTTTTGGTGGTAGAAGATCAAGAAAACAGAAAAGCAAAACAAAAAGAAAACAAAGAAAAACTATAAAAAAGAAAAAACATTCTATTCGTAGAAAAAAACGCTAATCAAAATAGAGTAAAAAATTCACTATTTAGATTATAAATATAATTACTTCCAAATTGCTATATAGGATTTAGTCTTACTAACATAACCCTTTTCCATTTTATCTATAATATGATCTTTATTTGAGGGACTTTGAACAGTTATTTTTAAGTGTTTTGGTATTATTAATCGTTGTATATCTTTTTTATCGCTATTATTCATTATATTGTTAATAAAGAAAATTATATAATTATATAAACCAAAAAAAAAATTAATATTCTCTTTCATAATAATAATACAAGAAAAAATATAATAATAACTAAACTTACAAAAAGTATTCAAAATTATTTAATATATATATATATATATATATATGTATCGGTTAACTAGAAAATTTGGAGCTGGTAGAGCTAAAAAAAGTAGTAGTAGTAGAAGAAGAAAAGCGCGAACAAGAGCCATTACTGTTAAGAAAAATGCAATTAAACGAGCAGAAAAACGATTTGATAGAGCTGAAAATAAAGTAGAAGTAGCAAAAAGAAAATTACATGCTGCTCAAGAAAAATATGAATCGGCTAATCATGAATTACTTAAAGCGCGAAATGAAGTAGAATTTTATAGAGATAAAATTTCATATTCAGAATTAGCATCTAATTCTATTTAATTTTATTTAATTTATATATATAAATATTTCCTATGTATATTTATATATGGAACAACCATATATAATAGATGGTTTAATATATAAATCAAAAACAGAAAGAATAATCACATCGAATAAACGAAATAGTGATTTATTATATTATAAAAGTAATAAAATTCATAAGATAGATAAGATAGATAAGATAGATAAGATTGATATTAATAAAAAGCGAAAGCTTAAAGTATTATAATATATTATATATAATATATGATTAAATTGTGGAAAGAATTTTTTATGGTATTTATAGTATTTGGGGCAATTTTAACTTTAACAAATTATATATCAATCAAAATTAAATTATATAATGAGTTTGATAAATATACTAATAATTCTATTTGAAATTAGTAACTATTGTTCTTTTTATTATATTACCATTAACTACTTCTGTTACTGTTTGTATTTTTTTACCATTTGCAATTTGAACTGTTGATCTTCTATTATTATTACCAATATTTATATGTGTCATATTTATATTAGGTATATTTGAAACATTAGTATTTGTATGTTTGCCATTCATCATGCTAGCATTAAATATATTATTAGGATCTATATTTACAAAAACATTTGAACTATTAAAAAATTGGGCAAATAGATCATTCGGATTTACATATCTAAAATTACCATTGTTTTGGTGTGCAGAAGATTTATCTGTTAACACTTGGTATGCTTCAGAAATTTCTTTAAATTTTGTTTCTGCTTCTGGTTCTTTATTTCTATCAGGATGATATTTAAATGCTAATTTTTTATATGCTTTTTTAATATCATCTTCCGTTGCATTACTATTTAATCCTAGGATAGCATAATACTCATTTTTATTTAACATTAGTATATATAAATATATATATTTAATTAATTTATAAAATAATTAAACTTGTTATATATATATATTTAATTTTAATTGTATATTATTAACATTTAATATTATATACGATGTAGTAAGAAAATTCCATATTATTTTTCTTATATCAGTATCTATATATGGAATTATTTTATTATTACTAATTAAATAAATAAAATATTTTATTCCCTCATTATTTTTTTCAATATAAACCATTATACATATTGTAATTATTTTTTCTGGGAAAAATAATATATTATATAATATATAATAATGCCTATAATAATGGAAACATCAGATAGTGGTGCTACAAATGGAACTAATAAAGAGAAACAAAAAATATTGAATATATATAATCTTATAAAAAAGGCATTTCATTTTTTAAGAAGATTATTTATAAAGTATATAATAAGAAAAAATGAAATTTATTTTGAATTAGATTCTCTCAATATAGAAGTTAAACGCTTGAGACAAGCGCAGAATATACGAGATAATAAATATAATAACCAAAAAAATGAACTTATTAAAAATCAAAAAGCTCAACAGGAGAAAAAATGTATACAAGACAAAAAAAGACAGATTGAAGATGAAAAATATCTACAAGAAAAACAACAACTTGAAAGTGAAGAAAATTGTCTAGAAGAAGTAATTGAAGTTCTAATTGATCAACAAAAACGACTTGAAACAGAATTACAAGAAATAGCAATTAAATTGACTTTAAATAAATTTCAACATTTTCAGAGAGAGAAACTTAGAAAGGAACAAGATTTTCTCGATAAAGAAAAATATCGTCTTCAAGAACAAGAATTTAATCGAGAACAACTTAAATATAAAAATCTAAAACAAGAATTCATTAAACAAGAAGAGGCTATATTGGAAAATATACAAAAAATAAACTTTAATAATGATATTAAAAATTTATAAAATTTTTGGATAAATAAAAAATATCAATAATAAATATTATGGACCTTGAGATATTTAAAGGAAAAATTGTTTGTAAATGTTGTAGAAATATTACTACAGAAAATATTGTTAATAAACCGGTTACAATAAAAGAACAAAGTTTATTTAATAATGTAAATGCGATTAAACAACCGATAATGATACCAAAAAAAAAAAATAAATAAATAATTCTTAATATTTACATTTAAAAATATATAGTTATAACATTTATATGCCAAAAAAAAATATAAATGTTAGAGATATTGTTAATAAAGATGATATACCAAGTTGTATGATGACATACTGGCAAATTGTTGGTGTTTTAACAAGTTTACAAATTGTATTAGAAAAAGATATACCAGGCGCTATAGTTGAATTAGGATGTAATGTAGGGACAACTAGTATATATATTCGTAAATTATTAGATTTATATGAAAGCGATAAAGAATATCATGTTTATGATAGCTGGGAAGGTTTACCAGAATTACATTCAAAGGATATAGCTTTAACAGGAGGTGGATTTAATAAGGGATCATGTAAAACAAGTGAACAACAATTTAAATATAATTTAGTTTCTCGTGGATTAAAAGTGCCAACAATTCATTCAGGGTGGTTTAGTGAAATTCCTGATCAGGAATATCCTGATCAAATTTGTTTTGCCTTTTTTGATGGTGATTTTTATACATCTATTATTGATTCTTTTAATAAAACATTTCATAAAATCCAGCGAGGTGGTATTGTTATTGTTGACGATTGTGGTTGGAGTCGCCTACCCGGATGTGAAACCGCTTGTTTAGAATTTTTAGAAGATAAAAAGGAAATATTAGAGTATGATGGCTATCCAAGCCCACAGGGTGTATTTGGTGAAAAGCATTGTGGTGGAAAAGTTGTTAAATTATAATATTTGTAACAGTAATAATATTAATAAATATTATATGGACTCTTTGAATAATAATAAACCAAATATATTAGAACAATTAGCATCATATAATTCAGATAATTTAGATACTTATTTAAGTGATCTAAATAGCATTTTATTTCAACAAACCGAATTAAATGATATTCTAAAAAATAAAAATCATAATGATAATATTGAATATGTTAAGAATTTTATTTCGCGAAATAAAAATCAAATAGTTTATCAATTAGATGAAATTAATAAAATTACTGAAAAAATTAGTGCTGTTTGTTTAGAAAATGAAAAGTTAGAAAATGAAAAGGAAGAATATAAAGAATTAATTAATTCTAATGAATGTATTGATATAGCAAATAAACTTAGTGAAATTAAAAAAACCAAAGAAAATATGAAGGCTTTTTTATTAAAAAGGGGAATTTATCTATCCCCGAATTAGTTAAACTAATAAAATTAATTGATGGTTTATGTATTGTTTATGATGATTTAGCTATTTATGGTAAAATTTTTGATTTAAACAAAAAAAGATGTTTTAATTGTAATTGTATTATTATTTAAATTTTCTATAAAATTATTTTTTATGGTATTTATTTTATGTAAATATATACTATAATATGACAGCGATTAAACCAACAAATAGTGTTTTGCGTGATAAAATTGACTCAGATGGCTATAATGCTACACTAAATGTAATTAATTCTAAATATGCAGAAATGGATAAATTTATAGAAAATTTACAAAGTGATATTACAGCAGTAAAAGATTTTGAAAAAGATGTTCTTGCAGACAAAGCGCGCGGTTATGATGTAGGAACATCATTAGATACTTTAGAATTTCAATCTAGTTCATTAACTATTGATCTTAACTTTTTTACACATATGAAAACTGTATATATTAAAAAACTATATGGTGATTTATATAAATATTGTGATGGTATTATTGAAAATGCTTTAGCAATAGAAGAAATTCCACTCGGAATGGATAAATTGTCTATTAAAGAGCGTAAATTTAGAAATATGACACCTTTTCCACCACCCATGGTCCCAAATCCGAAACATCTAGATGCAGATGGGAATCCAGTTGAAGGAGAACCAGCTGAAATTCAAGATCCACTTGCTAAATACGATATGAATGAGATTTTTGCCCTTATAAATTGCACTACTAGTAATCTACGGGAATTAGCTGAAGATATTGGTTCGTTTGATGTTAAAATTTCTAGAGCAACAGAACGTGAAAGTCGCGGATTCAGTGTTGGTAATTTAATAATGAATTTAGAAGCACAAAAGCAGAAACTTATCTTAGAGTTTGATGCGTATATTACTCGGCTTGGCAAATTTTTATTACAAAATCAGAATTTTTCTGATAGATGTTTAAATAGAATTAAATTAATTTCAAGTGAAATTACTACTGCTGCTGAAGCAGCTGAAGCAGCTGAAGCAGCTGAAGCAGATGCAGATACAGCTGATTCTGCTTAAGAATCTTTTATTCTAATATTTTTGTTTAAATTAACAAAAATATTATTAATGGGGTTTAAGGAGTGTTCTCTTTATTAATATTGATATATTTCATCTATTATCATAGAAAATGACCAATTATGTCCATGTAAATTAACAGTATTACCTTTATCATCTAAAAGAGATATTTTTAATTTTTCAATATTACATGGAGCAAAATATTTTCTTTCATTCATTATTTCATTAAATAAACCAGAATAACTTAAAGCTATTGTTTTATTATTTGTATTTGGTAAATGTATTACTGCAAATACATTTGAATTATTTGGACTTTTTTTTCTATTATTTACTTCATTTTGACTATTTATCTTTTCATTTATAGAATATATTTCGGCCTGTGTAAATTGCCGTCCAGAATCAGATTCTAATATTGGTATTAATTGAACTTTTTTGTCTATACAAAAATTGGCTGGTAACGGTAATTTACTTTGATTATCTTCTATATTTATCACATTATTATTTATATTATTAAAATCATCCATTATAAGCATAAAATATTGTGGACCATCTATATTAACAGGAGATTCAGCTGTAACTATATTTCCCTCTGTTCCTGATCTATCCAAAAATATCTTCATATTATGATTCTCATCTGGTTCTACTCTATATCCTAATGAATAACCTAAATTTTGATCATATCTTGCACCACTTTCTGATAATTTATTTGAATAAAACAGTATAGTATAAGAGACGTCAGTATTTGTATTGAAAAATTCTACTATTGTATTTTCTGTTAGTAACGATTTAGCTCTAATATTTAAACCCGAAAGATCTGTTTCAGAATTTAATTGATTCTGTATTTCAACTAATAAATTATCTGTGGTATAATTACCATCTTGAATTGTTATAATAGAAGTTGGTGTTTCATTAATTATATTGCCTCTATAAACTTTAAAGGTTGTATTGAAATTAAATATATCAAAAGTATACCAGGTTCTAGGTATATAAATAGAATGTAGTTTTAAACGCATCACATTTTTTATTTTTTCAGTCAATGTGCACGTAAAATTTGTTGAACTAGTAGAACTATTTGGATCACTAGAATATGGTAATATATTTGGTCTAAATTGACTATCTATAATTATTACTTTTGATGATATATGTTTTATTGTGGTATTATTATTATTATTCTCTTCTATTTCTAAAGCAGAGGCGTTATTTATATTTGGAATTTCTTTATTCATCATTGTTGGAATTTCATTATCTAATATTAAAGTTGAATAATCTTCATATAATAATTTTTTTTTAACTTTAATAAAAAAATCTACACATTTTTTGTCATTTGATAAAGTATATTTAGTAATTATTCTATCTACATATGTTTCTATTTTTCGATTATTTGCATTAGAATCTAAATCAATTATTTCTAATAATTCTTCTCGTGAATAATTATCTATACACAGATCAATATTATCAGAATCGTCACATAAATGACTAACTACATCACACATATTAATATATATCTGTTATTTTATTTATTTTAAATTAAAAAAAATTGATTTTTATTCTTTATTTTTTTATATACAGAGTATTTATTACACAAATATGTCTCAACAAAAAGAATGTAATATATGTTGTGAAAAATATAATCTCACTCTTCATAAAGAGATTACATGTGAATATACAGATTGTAAATTTACGTGTTGTAAAACATGTATTCGAACATATTTAATGGGAACAACTGAAGATCCTCATTGTATGAAATGTAAAAAACCATGGAATGATAAATTTCTTGTAACTAATCTCAATCGCGCATTTTGCGATAAAGAATATAAAAGTCATAGAAAAAAAATGTTGGTTGATAAAGAAATAAGTAAACTACCTGAAACAATGGAAGCTGCCGAGAAACAGAAAAAGATTGAAGTTGAACAAGAAAAATCTAAAGTTTTAAAAGAAAAAATACATGAATTGAATGTGCAATTACAAAAATTAAAAGATGAAAATCATGAATGCCATAATAGAATACAGCGAATTCGGCGGGGGGATGATCCTAATACTAGTCAAAAACGTAAGTTTATTATGGCATGTCCTAATAATTTATGTAGAGGTTATCTATCTACTCAATATAAATGTGATTTATGTGAGCTATTTACTTGTCCACATTGTTTAGAAGTTATTGGATATAATAAAACAGATGAACATACCTGTAATCCTGATAGTGTTGCAAGTGCTGAATTTATTAAAAAAGATACAAAACCATGTCCTCAATGTGGTGTTCGAATTCATAAAATAAGTGGTTGTAATCAAATGTGGTGCACTGAATGTAAAATAGCATTTGATTATATCACACTAAGAATTGATCATAGAGGAGTTATCCATAATCCACATTATTATCAACATTTAGCTCAGCAAAATAATGGTAACGCCCCGAGAAATCCTCAAGATATTTTATGTGGTGGTCTTTGCGCGCCTACAGCACTTTACAATACAATTTATCCAAGATTTACTGCATTGTTGATGAATGTAGATGAACGTAATATTTTGATTAAATATTTAAGTGATATACATCGCACTATTTCTCATATTACATATTATGAGTTACCACCAACCCGTCGCAGGGTAAGGGAGTTACTTGATCCAGAAGATTTAAGAATTGACTATATTCTTGGAAAAAAGGATAAAAAGCAAATTGAAACACTGATTTATAAGAGAGATGTCCAAAGAAAAAAAAATAATGAATTGCTTCATATATATGAATTGTTGAGTGTAATTGGTATTGAGACTTTTAACTTATTTTTAGATCGTAAAACACTTGCAATGTCAAATTATATAGATATTGTTAATAATAAAATATTAGAATTAAATAATCTAAGAATTTATTGTAATAAAGAATTTAGTAAAATTAGCGTGACTTATAATCAGAAAACTACTTGGATTAATAATTTTTGGGAAATTGAATCTAAGAAATATAATATTTCAGATGTTAAATAAATTCATTACAATAGATGCATATTCTTTATATACATCTGGTGGCACTTTTGTAATTCCTTGTCCGCGTTTAAGATGTGATTTTCCTTTAAATAATCGTTTTTCTAATTTAAGGAAATTATCTTTTAACTCCGACTTCAATTCTACTTCAGATGCATCTATTCTAGATTTACCTCTATAGGTAAATCTATTATAATTTCTCTCTTCATAAATATTATATTTTCTATCTGTATACACTTTATTTATAATTTTTCCAAATCCCATTATTTTATTTACATCATTATTCATTTCTATTACATAAATTGTTATCATTAAAGGTATCTCTGTTTTAATATAAACTGGTGAATTATATACACATCCACAAAATTGATTTTTGTCTCTCCACCTACAATTTTCATTCCAAGTATTATTATTAAAATGCGTAATCATTAACATATTATAAATAAGGAGAAACTTCTTAAAAAGTCAAAGGATCAATTTTTTATATAAAAAATTTATATTTTTTTTAGTTGGAAATAATCAGCAACAGTTATATCATTTATTTCTGTAGGGAAATCTGGTAAATTTGTAATATCTGGAAGTAACTGAAAAGCATATTTTTCCAAATATTTCATACGATATCTTGTGGCTTCAAATACATATAATGCTATTTTTGTAGAGAGAAATTTTTGAAGTTTAATAAGATCAGCTGGATTTTCTTTATAAATTATATAATTATCACGATTTGATATACCAAATTCACCTGATATGTCCAAATATGGCAGACCATACATTTTATGTGCTAATACTAGTTTCGCTTTATTTGCTCCAATTAAAGGATTATTACTATAATTAATTATCAGTTCAGGCATTTTTGTTTTTCTATTTTGTAGACAAGTTGTTATATTTGGATAGGGAGTTTCTTTGGACTTTATTTTAGAGAAAATAGTTCTTTTTGGTGGCATATTTGTTTTTATTACTTTTAAGGGACAAACCACCCCTTTAACAAGATTATTTATTTTATTTATAATACTTATGTTACATACCGGTATTGGTATTTCTGGTTTTAAATCATAATCTACATAGTCATTCTCATGTATATCGAAAATACTTATAATATTATCTGTAGCTTTTTTTGTTAATAAAAAAAAACAACTAGGCGTCTGTGCATTGCCCTTAAATATTTTATTAGTTTCTGTATTAGAGAAACAATTTAACTTCTTAATATCATATTGGGTTAACAAATAGTATATTTTTTCTTTATCTGGTTTCAACCATATTGAAGGTATAAACATACATAAAAGTCCTGTAGTTGGTTTCATCATAAATATACTTTTAATTATAAATGCCGACCAACATGTATATCCATCATGTAGTTTATTTGACTTACTATTTGTTGGCACTTTTTTTAAACCATTGTTGTTAAATGGTGGATTTCCAATTATAACATCAAAAAAAAATTCACATTCATAATTAAAAAAATTTACTTCATATATATTTGCATCTGAACCAAATAAGTTTTTTAATATCTCAGTATTTTCACATCTTAATTCTATCATATAAATCATCTTTTTGATTATATGATTTTTTCTTTCTTCAATATCTGGAATTTTTTCTTTTAAATGTTCTAATAACTTGAAGTAAAGAATAATTGAAAAGTTTCCTGTTCCTGCTCCAGGATCCAACCATTTTAAAGAAGGATCTTCAAATGTTTTTACTGGTATAATATCAAACATTTTATTTATTAGGGAAAATGGTGTAAATACTTCACCATATAATTCTTTATTTATTGTAGAAACAGTAACACTCTTTTTTTGATTTTGTAAGGACGACCAATTTTTATCTATATCCTCTAATTTATAATTTCGAATCATAAATTAGAAAAATAAAAAATTTTGCTTAATATACTACAAATAAATATTATTTTAGTTGTAGTATTATTGAAATTAGTAAAAAAAAATATAATTTTTCAACTATTTTGAGAAAAGAATAACTTGATCTATTTTATTTTAATTTTTTTATTTGGTTCTTATTTTTTGGTGCGCGATTTTATGTTTTTTTTTCAAAAAAAATTGAAAAATATTTTTTTTAAAGAAATAATTACAATCATGTCCCCGGAATCACCAACGTCAGTTGTTCACAATTTTACACAAGAGGAAGAATCTACTATGGAATGGAATATTGATCAGGATCTTTCTCTCTATATTCCATATGTTGAAAATCGACATGCAAATGAGGAATATATTCGGAATATATTTTATTATCTAAATATTGGTGATGTAAAACGGGTTGATTTTCAACCAAAAACCAATGTATATTTGGATACATCAGATGATAAAGTTGCATTTGTCCATATGGAAAGGTGGTTTAATAATGTTTGTGTTCATAATCTTCAAGAAAGAATTCTAGATGAAAATAATGAAGCTCGAATTGTGCATGATGATCCGCACTATTGGGTTCTATTGCGCAATAAACGACCTATTCCAGAAAATTTTTCAGAACAGCTTTCACTACTATGCGCGCGGATTAATACCCTAGAACAAAAGAATATGATTCTTGAAACAACAATTGGACAAATGCAGTGGTGGATCCATCAAAATAATATTAATATTAATTTCTTGAATAGTAAGTTTAATAATGCGGTTCAAGCAATTCCAATTTCACAATCCAATTCAAAAACGACAACACTACCACCACCACCACCTTCTCCTAACGACCAATATAATAATAGTAGTGTAAATATTTCAAATATATGGAGCAATCGGTTGCGAACACGTAATACTATTACTAGGCAGATTTCTTCACACGAATGGAATAATCGTCTACGACCATGTAATCGGGTGAACTATAATGAAGATGACAAAGATGACTATTATAATGTTAAGAGATCCAAAATGTAATTTTCGATAGTGTTAAATAAAAAATAAAAAATTTATTGTAAATATTTATTATATATTTTTTTTTCTTAATTTTTAATCGCTTTCTTCGCTTTCATGGCTTTCATCGCTTTCTTCGCTTTCATCGCTTTCTTCGCTTTCTTCGCTTTCTTCGCTTTCATCGCTTTGATCGCTTTCCTCCGATTCATATTCTTCATCTTTTACAATAAATTCACTTATCTCTTTTTTATTTTTTAACTCTACTACATCGTATAAATGATAATTTTTTTCCGATCCATTATATCCGCGATCATATTGATCACATCCCTTAAATCCACTACCTTTAACATATGTTCGGTCATTTCCAAAACGTAAGGGTGCGACATTTTTTCGCCCACTTTTTGTATACTTTACAGTCCAGTGAGTAAATCCAGCATGTCCAAATTGTCCAATTAATTTATTGTATCCTGTTTTTTCAACTATTAATTTAATTATCTCTTCAGGAAGACGGTTTATTAGTTGTTCATTCACTATTTTCTCAAAAGCGGCCATTTGCTGTTCATTAAATAAACAAATTTTGTTTGTTGGCTTAATTAATCTTTTTGAAAAAGGACATCTAGTAGTATATGTTGCATGTTTCATAACAACCATATTTGTATTTTTATAATTATATCTTGAGAAAAAAAGGTATTTCAATTTTAAAAATACTTTAAATGAAAATATGTATTAAAATATAAAAAATATATATTTTTATATATGAATAATGATAAAAATAAAACTTTAAAAAAATCAAAAAAATTGAAAAAATTAAAGTTAGTTAGAAATTATGAGACTGTTGATAAAATGCGTTATAATGAAGATTTCATAAAAATTTTAGGTGAATTAACAGATATTATGACTAGACAATCTGAACCATTTAGAGCTAAAGCGTATCAAAAAGCTCAAGAAACTATTATTGCTTTTAAAGGAGATATAACAGATCCTGAAAAACAGTTAAAAGGAAAGACCGGTATTGGTAATACTATTCTTTCAAAATTAGAAGAATATATAAACACTGGAACACTTGGAATTTTAGAGCGAGAGAAAAATAATCCGGTTAATCTCTTTACAAAAATTTATGGTGTTGGTCCAAAAAAAGCTGATGAACTTGTAAAAGCTGGTATTACAAGTATTTCTGATTTGCGCAAAAATAATAATGTTTTAAATGATATTCAGAAAGTAGGACTTAAATATTATGATGATATTAATGAACGTATTCCGCGTTCTGAAATTGATGATTTCTTTATTACATTAAGTTTAATATTTGAAGAATTAGCACCAATGGGTGCTAAATTTGATATTGTTGGAAGTTATAGACGTGGTCTTGCTAATTCTGGAGATATTGATGTAATTATTACTAATGAAAAAAATAATAATTCTGTATTTAATCAACTTCTTGATAGGTTAATTGAAAATGGCATTATTATTGAAGTTTTATCTCGTGGAAAAGTAAAGAGTCTTGTAATTGCAAAAATATATCCTGATAAAAAAGATACTTTGGCAAGGCGGGTAGATTTCTTATATGCACCACCTGAGGAATATGCATTTGCTGTTTTGTATTTTACTGGTAGTAAAATATTTAATACATTAATGCGACAGCGTGCTTTAGATTTGGGATATACACTTAATGAACATGGCCTTTCATATATGAAAGGTGGAGTTAAAGGTTCAAAAGTTGATAAAGAATTTCCAGATGAAAAATCTATATTTGACTTTCTTGGTATGAAATATAAAAAACCGGAAGAGAGAATAGATGGACAATCTATTGAGTTTAAGGAAGATATTATACCCCCGCCGGAAAAAAAAGAAGATGGTGGTTTAGAGGGTCCAACCCTACATAATAAAACACTTAAAAAACTAAAGATTGTATCTGTTACTGATAATATTAATAAATTTAAGAAAGAAGGTATTTCAGCTCTTAAAATGATGACTGAAAGTGAACTTACAACAATTATTCATACTGCAAATAATGCATATTATTGTGATGAAGAACCAATTTTAACTGATAATTTGTATGATATATTAATTGAATATATGTTAGAAAAATATCCAAAAAATACTGTTGCAAAAGAAGGACACACCAATTGTGATGTTATTGTTGAAAAAAATAAGGTTAAGTTACCATATGAATTATGGTCAATGGATAAACTTAAACCTACTACAGATGCTGTAAATAAATGGATAAAAAAGTATTCTGGTCCATATGTTATTTCATGTAAATTAGATGGAATTAGTGCATTATATATTTCTGGAAAAAAATCTAATGAGGCAAAATTATATACAAGAGGAAATGGAATTTATGGACAAGATATTACTCATTTAATTCCATCAATTATTTGGAAAAATAAATCTATTAATGATTTTGAAATATCCTTTGCAATTCGTGGAGAAATTATAATTAAGAAGTCTGTATTTGAAAAAAAGTATGCTGATAAATTTGCTAATCCACGTAATTTTGTAGCTGGAATTGTTAATAAAAAAAGTATAAATCATGATATTCTTAGTGATTTAGATTTTGTTCCATATGAAGTTATTAAACCTGAAATAAAACCATCAGAACAAATGGGATTCTTATTATCTGAATGGGTTTCTCCTCCCGTAAATTTTGTTATAGAAAGAAAAATATCTAATGAAAATTTATCAGAATTACTTCTGGAATGGAGAGAAAAATATGATTATGAAATTGATGGAGTTATTGTTGTAAATGATGAAATATATCCTCGTCCTGAAAAGAATCCCGAATATGCATTTGCATTTAAGATGGTAATATCTGATCAAATTGCTGAAGCTAAAGTAGTAGATGTAATATGGACGCCAAGTAAAGATGGTTATCTAAAACCAAGAGTTAGAATAGAACCAATTGTATTAGGTGGTGTAAAAATTGAATATGCCACCGGATTTAATGCTAAATTTATTAAGGATAATAATATCGGTATAGGTGCTTTAGTTAGCATTGTGCGAAGTGGAGATGTTATTCCACATATTGTATCAGTTGTTGAGCCGGCAGAGATGCCAAAAATGCCAGATGGTCTTTTCGAATGGAATGACACGGGTGTTGATGCTATATTAATTGATAAAGATGATAATAGTGTTGTTAGAGAAAAAAATATAACTAGTTTCTTTAAAGGTCTTCAAATTACTGGATTAGGTTCTGGAATTATAAAAAATATTATTAATGCTGGATTTGATACTGTTCCAAAGATCATTGCTATGAATAAAAAAGATTTTCTCAAAGTTGAAGGATTTAAGGAGAAATTAGCTAGTAAAATCTTTAATGGAATTAAAGAAAAAGTAGATGGTGCAAGTTTAGTTGAACTAATGGCTGCTTCTAATATATTTGGTAGAGGATTTGGAGAACGACGATTTCAAACTATTCTTAAAATATATCCAGATATATTGATATCTAATATTTCAGATAAAGAGAAGATCAATATGCTTATTAAAATAGACGGTTTAGCAAATAAGACTGCTCAAAATTTTGTAGAAAAAATTCCTAACTTTATTGAGTTTATGAATGATGCTGGATTAGAAGGAACTTTATATAATGTTTCCTCTAATATTTCTACAAAAGAAACAGAATTTAATGAAGAGAATCCATTATGGGAAAAAAAAATAGTAATGACTGGTTTTAGAGATAAAGAGTTAATGGAAAAAATTAAATCTGTTGGTGGAGAAATTGCTGCTTCTGTTAGTAAAAATACATTTTTAGTTCTTGTTAAAGATAAGGATGTCGATACTAGTAAAGTAGATGAGGCAAAAAAATTAGGACTTCCTATAATGACACCAAATGAATTTACAAATAAATATTTTGCTGTATAAAAACTTATTTTCATATAATATCAAATGTATCGAGTAACATATGAAAAAAAAATAGATAAAAAAATGGATCAAAACTTTATAATTTATGAAAAATGGGTATTGGTAAATGCATTTTTTTATACATTTTGGATATCACGAGAAGAGTTTAATAAATTTATATTAAATAATAACTAATCTATTGTTTAAAAATTCTATAGCTTGATCATAATTAATCCAATTTTCATGTGTAAAGGGTTGAATTATAATTGGTGAAATAAGATATTGATCATAATTTTTAATTTTTAATATATATTTTGCTCTAATATATTTTGAAAAATTTTTTGTTTGCAAAAATATTTTCAAATTAAATTTCTTACATAATTGCAACCATAAATCTAAAAGTAATTTGAGTTTTTTACCATTAACTGAACGAAAACTAATATTATTAACTCTATGAGAAAATCGTAATCTATTTATATTTGTTGATAATACTTGAAGGTAATGTGCCCAAAAGTTTAAACTATATTTCCTTGGAATATGCGAGTTTATTATAATACGCAATGCGTCTATATTTGAAGATTCTATAATAGTATCTATATTTTCTCCTGTAACATTTATTGTTATATATTTAATTAATTTAGATAATATAGTAGAATTATAGCAATGTTTATAGATTATTTTTCTATAATGCTCTATTAAAACAAATGAGTAAATTAGTGTTATAATTTCTGGTGGTAAATATAATTTATTACTAATTATTGAATAAAATGTATACATGGAAATTATTATAGATTCCGATATACTATTAACCATTTAAAAATCTATTTTCTTTTCTTTATAAAAAAAAGTATTTTAATTTCAATTTCAATTTTAAATATTAACAATATTTGGAGGAATTTCCCATTCACTATATGGTATAGCTTTTGATGTTGGTTTATCTAACGCCAAAAGTGTTTTTAATGCTTCTAATCGTCTCTCTATCGGTTTTTGTTTTGGTTTTGATTTTTGTATTTGTCTTGATATTTGTTTCCATCTCCATTCAAATTTTAGAGCTTCATTCCATGATGGAAAATTTTCCACATAACAAATGTATGACCATATCTCTCCTTTTTCAACTTTATTAGATGTTGCTGTTGCTCCACCTTTAATCTCTTTGTTATGTTGTCTAATGCGTTTATCTAAATCTACTGTAGCACCTATATATGTTGCTCCATATGTTGATTGAATAAAATATACAAAAAATGACATATATTATAAAAGGATTTTATCCTTTTATAATAATATTTAATATTAATTATTATAAATGAATTGGGATAATTTACCAGATGATTTAGTTAGATATATTCTTTTTTTTAGAAAACTTTTAATGTGTAATCATCCAGCAGCAACAAAGATTCAGTCTGTATGGAATTGCTATAGAATAAGAGTTTTAATTGGAAGATTTCATATGCTTAGATATTTAAAAGATTTTAAAAAATGGAATCCTACAATTAATGAATTTTTAAAAAGATCTAGATTATAATTTTTTTTATAAAATAAAATTGAAATGCTTTTATTTTACATTGATTTTATTATAAAAAATATGCAAAATAAGCAATCACTTTCAAATCGTGAACGTAAACATAGCAAACGTGCAAAGCATAACGATACAACTGGAAAGTATTCTAGTAAGCATATTCGTAATCAAGAAGAACTTATAAAATGGAAAAAGATTAATAATCAAAAATGTGGAGGTAAATCGCGACATATTAAGTAAATTCATTCTTATTAATTTTAGTTTCTTCTTTTATATTAGAAATTTATAATTTTAATTTAACAAATACACTATAATTATTTTTCTTTTTTATTAATTAAATAACTATTTAATTAACTTAATTAACTTAAATATATATTCTATATTTATACAATGACACCGTGCCCGAGTGGTTAAGACGTTGGACTGCTAATCGAATACGTTATACGTTCGCGAGTTCGAATCTTGTCGGTGTCGTTCAATGGGGATGTAGATCAATTGGTAGATCGCTCGCTTTGCATGCGAGAGGTAGCGGGATCAAAACCCGCCATCTCCATTAGCCCAGTTAGCTTAGTGGTAGAGCATCGCACTTGTAATGCGAAGGTCGCTGGTTCGACTCCAGCACTGGGCTGCATTTTTATTTATAATAATATTTTTTATACTTATTATAAATTTAAATATATACAAAATATATAATGAATAAAACAAAAAAAAACAATAAATTAATAAAATATAGAAAAAGAAAAGTCAGAAAAATAAAATCCAGAAAAATGAAATCCAAAAAAATGAAATCTAAAAAAATGAAATCTAGAAAATTCAAATCTAGAAAATCAAGAAGTAAACATATGCTTAAAGATAATTTTAAAATTGGTGGAGTATCAAATATACCAATAAATCTTATATCTTTTAATCTTGAAGAATTATGTCATTACAAAGTAGGAACGACATATGATCCATTAACATCAGATGCATTTAAACAATTAATTTTTGATAAAAATCCATCTTTTGTATGTTTACAAGAACTTTCTTCAAAATCTAAAAATGATATTAATAAAAATATAGATATTATACTACAAAATGTTAATGATAAATACAAACCAATAACTGATAATTTTACAAATGCTATTATATACGATGAAGATCAATGGGATAATATTTATACTTTATTAGTAAATAGAAAAATAGATGATAAACCAGACAGTGATCAATTAAGTAGTGATAATACTCGAGTTAAAAAGACTATGTGTGTATTGTATCAATATAAAAGATTTAAAGATTATAAATTGTGGGTTGTAAATATACATCTTAAGGCTGGTGCTAATAGAGCTAAACATGTTTTTGAACTTAAAAATATTTTTGACAAGATTAATATATATAATCGTGAAAATAAATATCAAGATATTGATATTCTTTTAGCTGGTGATTTTAATGATATTAGTAGCAAATATCAATTAATACAAGATGCTGGTTCAGAAACTTTAAATAATAAATCTATATATGAAATTTGTTGTAATAATACACCAACACATGATGCAAAATATATGCATTGTGAAACAATCAAACATAAAGTAGCAGCAGCAGCAGCAAAGATGGTTTCTATTAAACATTCTTATGATAGTATTATCTTTATAACTTTAAAAAGTAATATTAGGATAAATAGTATTAGTATTAATAATACAGAATTATCTGATCATTTTATTATACAAGCTAATATGAATATTATAAAATAACGAATGTTTTAAAAAATTGCTGTTTATAAGGTATCCTCTTAAGAGAATTCATATTCAATAGTATTTTGTAAATTCATTTTTAAATATTTATATAGATTTATATGAATTTGTCTACGCAGTTTTTCAAGTGGAATATCCCCTCCAATTATCTTTTTTGTATTTTGAATATATATTACTGAAAAATCATCTGTATATAATTGATGTTGATTTTTATCCTGCCAAATTTTAAATTCAACAAGAATCTTTTTTGATAATATAGAAACTATATTATTAAAATCTTCTGATGAGAGAACTTCCCATTTAGATTCTTCATTATAAACATAAATTGTATTACTTTTTTGATCAAATGATTTAAATGGTATTTTTTGATCTTCCATTTTACTCATATATTCTTCAAAAATTCTTTGAATTCCTTCTATTAAATTTGTTTGAAAAATTATTTCTAATAGATTTGATGTAACTACTATCTTATTAACAAATTCTTTATAATTTTCATTTATCTGGTAATTTTCATTTAACCAATCAACTATTACTATTTTTCTTTTTTTAACTTGAACCCATCTTTTTAAGTCCGCTACCTCACTTCGTAATTTATTATTTGATTTTATTAGTTCAGTAACTATTTGTGTTAATTGACGAAAAGAATAGTGATGATTATCATAACCTTTATCTGAATTCATCTTTTCTGTAATTTTATTAAGTAAAGGAGTTGCAGAAACTTTTATTCGAGTTGGCATAGTATCTAAGTATTCTTCTAATGATGTCATATTAATAATTTATGATATTATTATGGTTTATATATTTTTCAATTTTATATTATAATATTATATATATATATATATGAGCGAAGACTCACTCAGACGTGATGAAAAACTATGCGGTTGTGATACTGGCGAAATACAAAATAGTGTTGTTCAACGTAAAAGTTGCAATGGTTCACTTTCATCTTTTAACAAAAAACAGACACAAAAACGTATACAAAATCAGGTAGGAGTTTCTTCATCTCAATTATCAAATACAGCTACTGCTATAAATATACTAAGTTTTCAAAATAATTTTAATCAAAGAGATTTAACTGGTAAAAAAGCGGTTGCTGTTAAACATGGTTCATATGAAAGACGTTTAGGTAAAATAAAAGGTAAACATATTGTTTCTTCTGCAAAAGATAGCTCTAATAGTTTCAGCCTTGTTAATATTAAAAATTGTAAAAGTTGCATTTAATCGCGTTAAAAATTTAAAATTGAATATAATAAATAATATTATATTGAATTATTTAACATGTCGCAGAATAGTCGTATTGAACAATTTGAAACAGTTCAGAATGAAGGAAAAGAATTGTTTAGAAAAAAAAATCAAGATTATGGTGATGCATTTGCAACATATGGAACGGTTGGTGTTTTAGTAAGATTGGGGGATAAAATTCATCGTCTTCAATCTATTACATCAAAAGGTATTAATTTAGTTGAAGATGAGAAACTTCGAGATACTCTTTTAGATTTACATAATTATGCTGCAATGGCAATTATGTTGCTTGATTCTCCTCCAGAACCACATAATCTTCCTCTTCCAGTATCACTTCTTTCTGCTTCTTCCTCTATAAAAGAATGATGTCTCCTGCTTTCATTGATAATAAATATATATTAAAGGGATTTTAACTTAATTAAATGGTTTAAAGGGGGAAATTTCCGTTATAAAAAATAAAGTTATAATTTATATAAAATGGATAAAATCAATCTAGATATTTCAAAATATTCACAGAATGAATTAAAGGATATATTTAATATTCAAAATATTTCGAATTTACAACAAATTGAAACTCATATTAATAAATATAAAAATAATATATTTGCCGACGAAACTTTGAGTTTAGGAGAGAAAGATAATATAATTAATTTTTTAAATAATGTAATAGGAAAACTTGCTGAATCTTTAGATAAAACCTCTATTTTTTCAAATTCTTTTTCTAATTATTGTTCAGTTTCTAATAATTTAGTTAATGGGCCAACGCTAGATCATCCTATCATTAAAAATCCAAGTAGTATAGCTGGTATAGATGCAAAATCATATGAAGGAAAGAATGTTGATTTAAAAGTCTTTCCACCTGGATATATTAATCCAATTAATATAAGGACTATTAAAAAAACAGTTAATGTTGATACTAGATTTCGTGATCCATATTATGCTACTCAAAGCACTGATTTTAATGTCACTCTTCCTGAATCATTTAAAAAAGTTCTAAGTATGAGATTATCTTCTCTCGAACTTCCTCTTAGTATATATGCTGTTAATAGAAAATTAGGTAATAATTGTTTTACTATAGATACTTCAAATATTGTTCTGGATTCTGGAAATTTTTCAAATAAAAATAAATTATCAAATGATGATAAATTTTACGATGAGAGTATAATAACTCATATAAATGATAGAGTAAGTAGTTCTAGTATATCTGATATAAGTTTTTCAATTGACAAAAAAACAGGAAAAACGAATATTAGTAATACTGGTAGCTCTAGTCGAACTATATATTTTAATAAAGATTTTCATGGCAATAATGATTTAGATACACCGCTTCCATTAAAATTAGGTTGGATGTTAGGATTTAGATCTGGATCATATGAAATTAATAATGGCGAGTCACTAATTTCTGAAGGTATTTCTGCTGTTACTGGGCCTAAATATATATATATTTGTGTAAATGATTATACAAATGCTGGCAATAATAATTATGTAGCCGCATTTTCTTCATCTACTCTCTCTCCACATATACTTGCTCGTATTAATTATTCAGCATTAGTTAATAGATCTGGTGGATCATATGTATTTGCTGAGGATGATATTAATAGTGATTTAATGAATAGAACAAGAGAATATTTTGGACCTGTTGATATTCGGAAACTTCATTTTCAAATTCTAGATGAATATGGTCGTGTTGTAGATTTAAATAATATGGATTGGTCATGTGCATTAACTTTTGATGTGTTATACGATTGATAGATTTTCTCTCTAACCTCAAAAAACTTTAATTTAGTGCTTTTTTTTTGGTTCATTATTTTATGTTCACTCAATTCGTATTTTATTATAATTTCTAGGAAACTATATTATTGTCTAATTTTGAATAAAAGAGTTGCACTTTTTTATTAATTATTATTTTTTTATAATCAAATCCCTTGAGATATAATCCTTCAAGAGATTTGATTCTTGAAAGAGCTACATATGTCTGACCACATTCAAATATTTGATAACCAATATCAATTAGTGCTTTATCTAATGTTAATCCTTGAGATTTATGAATTGTAATAGCCCATGCATATATTAATGGAATCTGTTTTACTGCTATTCCAGGTAATCTTTCACTTTTCCAAATATGTTCAGTCATTACCTTCGTTATTCCATTATTAAATTTAACAACTGGATAATTACCCACAAATTCTGTAATTATTCCTTGGCTTCCATTTATAATTGGTGTTGGATCATCTAAATTCATATTTACTACACACATTACAATTGTTCCAATTCTGAATTTTATTTCTTTTTCAACCATAATATTATCCATTAAATATTCAACTTCATATTCTTTTTCTTTATCTGTAAATAAAGATAGATTATCTATTTCATCACATGTGAGTTCCAATTCTTTTGTAGAAACTACAGATAAACTATATGTTTTTTCATTTGTAGCATCTAATTTATTGAATTCATAATTATTAATTATATTAGTATCATGTTTACGAGGTAGTAATTTCGTTGGTTGATTTTCGTATGTATATTCTTTTTTAGTGCATTCTGTTAGTAATTTAATAGTTGACTTCGTAATTTTACCGATTCTAATATTATTCAGAATTTTTATATATTTTGGATCTGTTTGTCTAAAAATTGTTTTAAATTGAATTTGATTTTCAATTGGAAATGTTTCATTCCACAATGGAGTTTCAAAACAAAATTGCGTTGATTCTGGATCATTTACATCACCCACTGGTGGTAATTGATAAAAATCTCCCGAAAATACTAATTGTATACCCCCAAAGGGTATATTTGGTTTTCTCTTGATTTTTCTTGCTATAATGTCTAAAATTTTAAATAATTTAAGAGAGAGCATACTTACTTCATCTACTATTAGAATATCAACTTTACTCCAATTTAATGTTTTATATTTGTTTTTGATTACTTTATCTACTACTTGATTAATTGTTCCACTTGCTAGTCCTATACCAGAAAAAGCATGTATAGTTATTGCATTACACATAAGTAAAATAGCAGCACAACCAGTTAGTGCACATACTTTATATACTTTATTATTTGTTTTTGCATGATTTACTATTTCTTTAATTATATGAGTTTTACCTGTTCCACCTGGTCCAGTAATAAATACATTTTCTCCAGAAATATATTTATTAATTGCTAATTCTTGTTCTATAGGAAGAAATCTTTTAATCTCAGAATTTATTGTTGTCATTTATGATTTATACTTTAAACTTATTTTATATCAATTTTATTATATCTTAAATTTTAAAGGGAAATGGAAGTTTCTTAATTTATCATCATTTACTATTTTCTTAAATGAATTTGTGCAAACATTTGAAGGATCTATTTGTAATAAATCATTATTAGTTAAACTCTCACATTGATTTGTTTCTAATAAATCATTTATTTCTTTTTGATTTTGAGTTATAAAAGGTCCTTCATATAAATTTCTGGTTAAATTAGGAATAAAACAATTAGAACCATCACTATTAGCGATTACACTATTACATAATGAATTCTGTTCTCCACAATTTGAACCATTAATAATAACACATGGCGGATTAGTATAATATTTCCCCTTTGTAATACTAAGTAATAAGTCATAGTTATTAGAATTATATCCACCTATCGCTCCTAAACAACCACTAGTGTTAACAAATATTGGCCCATTATATTGAGTTCCATTTTGTTTTAATATTTCACTATTTTTAGTTGTTTGATATATGGTTTGTGCTTTTTTTCTATCTATATAATCTTTACTTGAATTAAATTGATTTGGGCCAGATAAAAAACATTTACTAGCTGAATTTGGCATATTATTATATATAAATTTATATAATAATTTTAAACTTGTGGCACTTTTTTATCCATCTCTAAATGTAATGGACAATGATCTGATCCGTATACATCTGTTAATATCTTACAATCTATAATATCAAGTGTAGATTTTTCATCTCCTCCCAGAAGAAAGTAGTCAATTCTCCAACCAATATTATTTATACGATTTTCAGGTCTAATTTGATTCCAAAATGTATATGCTCCTACTTTTGTTGGATATAGCTGTCTGTATATATCTACAAATCCGGTATCTAGATGTTTTTGAAATTCACTTCGCTCATCATCTAAAAACCCAGCTATTCTATTTCTACATCTTTTTGGATCATAAATATCAATGTCATTATGTGCAACATTTAGATCTCCAGTGATAATAGTTGGTTTAATATTTTTAAGGGCTACAATGTATTCTCGGAAATGCTTATCCCAACTTTCTATTCTAAATTTATATCTTGGTGATTCTAAAGATTGAGAATTTGGTGTATATACACAAACAATAATGAAATCATCAAATTGAAGAGTTGTAATACGACCCTCCTCATCTATTATGGGTGGATTAATTATATTAATTGGTTGTGTTTTTGACCAAATAGCTGTTCCACTTAAACCCTTTCGTTGAGTTGTTCCTTTGGTGCTATGCCAAAATCGAAAGGGATATTTATGTTCAATTTCAGGAGATAATTTTACTTGATGTTCTTCTGCTTTTGTTTCCTGTAAACATACAATATCATAATCTGTTTCTTGTAAAATTTTTTCTAGATTGCCTTTTTTCAGCATTGCTCTTAGACCCGCTACATTCCAGGAGATGATTTTCATGACAGTTACCCTTATAATAATAATTATCTTTTATTAATATCAATTTTTTAAGAAATTTAATGAAAAAAATTTTAGTTATTAATATATAATGAGTAAAATATATATTAACAGTTCTGGAGAATCATATGCAACTATAAATGGAGAATTAGTTCATGATGTTGGATATACAGCTGAATCAGATGGTAATACAATAAATTTCTCTCTTAAACATAATGATGAGGTAATGAATATTTTAAATATTCCTGCAAAAGAAACAGAATTGGTTGATCGTATGCTTGAAATGTTTCCTTTGGCAGCTGATTATAAAAAGCTACAGTCTAAAAAGAAAAAAAAAAATAGTAAAAAGAAAAAAAAACGTCGGACTAACCGAAAATCAAAATACCACATTGACCGTATTACGGATTAATTCAATAATTTTGTTAGTAGAAGTGGGTTTATAATTTACTATTGAACAATTTGCATTCAATAAATATTTTTTTGAAGCATATATTATATTAACAACACCTTTGTCTTGATAAATGCATTCAATTTTAATATAATTTAATTTATTTATATCTTTGATATAATTAATTGCATTATTTATATCAATTTCATCAAATTCAATAATATTTATACAATCATGACGATCTGTAATGGTGCTATGTCCTTCGATTTCGTGTATAAAATAACTATTTATTGAATTATGTTTTTCAGAAAGATTAGAAAGGAGTTGTTTAATGCTTGTTACATTAGAATTTTTACAAATATTAAATGCTACTTCAATTGTTAAACCCATTTATACATTCTCTAAATAAAATAATAAATTTAATAAAAAAATATAAAATTTAATAATTATATATGTTGATTGAAATTTTACTTATTACAATTGCAATATTAGTTTTAATTTATTAGATTAAAAAAATTGATTATAAATAAAGTAATGTTATTTATTTTATTTATAATGAGTTTAGATTATTTAAAGAAATTAAATCCACATCCAAAAGATGATGATATTAAATTTAAAGATGAAGGTCATATTTATACAGTGAAAGGATGCACTGATTATACATCTGTTACAACATGGATTCATTCATTGTTTGAGGAATTTGACCCTGATAAAATAATTGATAATATGATGAATTCTCCAAAATGGTCTAATAATAAGTATTATGGTATGACAAAAGATGAGATTAAACAATTATGGGATAATAATCGAGATAGTGCTGCTCTAGCTGGAACAAAAATACATTATGATATTGAATGCACATATAATAATATGAATGTTGTAAATGATTCACTTGAATATAAATACTTTTTAAATTTCAAGAATGATTTTAATAAATTACAACCATATAGAACCGAGATGTTAGTATATGATGAAAAATTAAAACTCTCTGGTTCTATTGATATGATATTTAAGTGTCAAGATGGTAGTTTTGAAATATATGATTGGAAACGTTCAAAAGAGATACTAAAAGTTAGCAAATGGGATAAATGGATTAAAAGTAATATTGTAACTCATTTACCAGATACTAATTATTGGCATTATTCATTGCAATTGAATACATATAAAGCAATTTTAACAAGAAATTATGGTATGAATATTAAAAATTTATATTTGGTTGTTTTACATCCTGAGAATAAATCATATTTACGTATTCCTGTTGTAGATCTCCAGAGTGAAGTTTCACAATTATTTTTAGAAAGAGAATCGCAATTAGAAAATCATTTAAAATAGACTTTTAATGATTTAAAAATATATATATATTATGTTAAATAATATGAATTTTAATATTACAGATAATTTAACTATAAACGAGATGCCATCTCATAATTCTGGTATAGTAGAGTTTATGATTTTTGTTACAACAATAGGTGTTTCTGTTACTATTGCTACTGTTTTTGTTGCGTTATTTACTAATGTAAATAAAGATAATCAATCTCTAGAATTAGATAGTGATAGTAGTTTTAGCTCTGAATCGAATTCAGATTCTGAACATGAAGAAACAAATGAAAAATATGAAGATAAATATTTAGAAGAATATAATAATTTAGAAGATATATCTATTAATGATAAGAAAACTTTTTTTATCGAAGAAAAGACACCTCGAGGAATTGTTAAAATGGATTGTGATATAAATAATAATTCTTTTATATATTTTTCAGATACAAAAGATATACCATATAAATATTTAGAAACAGTTGCAAGATTATTTGTTATTAAAAATAATTGTAAAAGCATATATATTGATTATCATGTAGAAATAAAGAAAGAAAAACAAGAAGAAACGCAAATAAATGAAGAAAATGAACCGCGTAATAATGTATTTGCAAAGTTTAAAAATTATAATAAATCAACTAATAATAGTAAAGTTGAATTTTCGAAATTTAATAAAAAATTATCATCTAATAAAGTAACTAATATTTTACCCGAAAAATCAAATCATTTTACATATAAAGGTAAACTTATAGATTATGATGAATATATTAATAAAGAAAATAATTTAAGTGATGAATTTGAACATTTAGATTATTCTTCATTTAAAAAAATCTCTGAAAGGAGTGAAAAAAAAACCTTATGATAATATAGTTATGCATACAATTAAAAATAAATCAGAATTTCACAATAAAAAATTTATAAATGGATTAACCCATATTATTGAAGAAGCAACAAAAGGTATAACTGATGCTATAAATAAAAATTTTAAATTAAAAAATAATTTTAACATTAAAATTATTAGTGGCGGTCGTGGTAAAAAAGCACAAACTATTAGTAGTGTTAAAAGTGGTGTTAGTGGTAATAGTGTAACAAATTTAAAAACAGTTGGAGAAGCTTTAGGATTAGGAGTGGTATTTAAAGTTCCTATGACTCTTGCTAAAATTACAATTCAACGCGTTCAAGGAACAGTTAATCAATTTCTAGTATTTATTAGTGGTGATCTTGCAAATAAACCATGGAATGAATTACAACCGGAACTTAAAAAAACAATTGCAACATATGGTAAAATATTTGATTATATTAAGAAAGATAAAGAATTATTACAAATAGTTCGAAAATTATTTGAAGATGTTACTAATGTAGCTATTGACACAATGCAAGTTGTTAAACCTACGTTAACTAGAAGCACTAGACTTGTTGGTAAACAAATAGCTGATATTATTGGAACTGGTATAACTACAGGAATGAGTGTAATATGGAGTGTAGCTACTCGTGCTATTGGATCAATACCTGTAGTTGGAGCACTTCTTGCTATTCCTATCGTAGTTTTAAATACATTAAATAGAAAAGTAATACCTGCTGGAACTAGAATAGCGAGTAGAGGTTTAGAACAGACAGCACTTGCTGTTAATGCTGTTAATCAAACCAGAAAAGTTATTGGAAATAGAGTAAGTTCGGCAAATGAAAGTATTAATAAGTTTGGAGAAAAATATAATAATATAAAAAAAAATATTAATAGTATTTCAAGTGCTCCGGAATCATTATTATCATCAGGTATGAATGCGCAAACACAGAGACTAAAAAAAATACAGGATACTTTAAAAGATGATACCAGTCGAACAACTGGTAAATTAGCTCCACATATTAGAGATCAATATAAACGTCAAAGTGATAGGCTTACAAAGAAACTTAGTAAATCAATACCTTCTGTTGGTGGAAAAAAATCAAAGAGAAAATTAAACAGAAGAAAAAGATAATTTAATATTTTCTTTAAAATAAGGAAAATATTATATATAAAAAGAATTTACATACTTAAAGATTTTAAATGTCATAAATAATATTAATTTTTCGATTTAATTAATCCTTCCTTTTTCATTGAACGAATAAGTCGTGTCATTCCAATGCCTCCACCGCATCTTGGAAAAAAATCGAATGCCAAATAGTCTTCTAATTCAGCATCAGTTCGTTCTTTACCAAATAATTCATAAATTTTATCTTTATATGCTCCATCCATAATAGATTCAAATCTTTCTCTCATTATCTTTTTATTTGTTTCTCTCTCCGCAGAACCGATTGTTTCTTGACCACTTAATATTACATCTATTTTATTGGATATATCATTAGTATTACGTTTCATATTCCAAAATGGACTTGTAAATTCTGGAAAATCTTTTATAAAAAATGTAGGAGACGATTCATTATATAATCGTTCTTCATGTTCATGTTCTAATTCTTTAACCTTATATAATTTTGCAATATTTTCATATGATTCTTCCATAAAAAAATCGCTATTATAACCTAAATGTATTAGTAAATCTTTTTCTAATTCTATAAGTGCATCCATTCCACCTTTCATTTCAAATTCAAATAATGGAAAAATCAAATCATGTCTACCTTCCTTTGGATTCTTTTCCATACGGTAACTTGTTGTTAAACAAAAATATCCTTCTGGTTTAGGATTCTTTAATATTTCATATTCTAACCACATTTGTCCTGTTTGGGGTAATGGCCAACAACTTCCAGCATAATTAAATACTCCAACATTAAAAGGATCTTCACATGCAGCTAATATACTTAATCTATTTTGTGTTGATACTTCTAGAAATCCACGTGAAATAAAAAATGAACGTAGTTTTTGCACTACCTCATCATAGACAGCTGTATCTATTATTAGTGAACTTTCATATGGTTTATTTATATTATTACTTTCACAATGTGTTGATGAGATTGATAAATCAGACTTTCCAAGTAATGGTTTTCTTTCGATCGTTTTGACTTCTTGAAATTCTTCCATTTTATTAATTTACTAAAATATTCTTTAATATTTTATTAAATTATTAATTTTTTTTTTTCAAATTAAAAATTATTAATTTATAATAATAATTTAAAGATCTTTTTTTATAAAATTGAATGCTTTTAAATGTAAAAAAATAGATAATATTATATGATAGACACTTTTGAAGTAATAGATGATGAGGATAATAGAGAGTTGAATAGGTATTCTCCTCAAATTTTTAGATTTAAATTTAATCAGGATACTATTAATATTCTTACTTATTTTGCAAAATTGCATCAATATGATTCCAGAAATGATTATAAAGAGGCGTGGAAAGTATGGTATAAATCAAATAATGATATTTTGCAGAAAGAAGCAGATAGAATTACAGAATTAGGATATACTGGAAATATTGAAGATAAAATGTATAAGGCCGCAAGATATTATTTTAGAAAGAAGAAAACTTATGAAACTGGAGAAGAGGTTAAATTTGATGATGTAAAGAAGCGAAGGTATTTACCATTAAATCGAGAATTTTTAGATGCTATTGATAGACATATTTTGAATAATATTGATACTGAGAATTATAGACCAGCCTCTGGGTTTGATAATTTTTGTCAAACTAATAGTGATATTTTGGCAGAAGAAATAAAATATTTAAAAGATATTGGTGAACTTGATAAAGATTATATTTCTTCTAAAATTAAGAAGACATATAAAAATAGATATTTTCAGTATACTAGAAAAATAGCTAATTAGTTATCGTTTAGCTCATATATTATCTTGAGGAACCTGTGTCTGGCTTACCGCGGGTGACTCACCTCCGCCTTCACAAACATTACATGCGCCTCCTTTTTTTCCTCGCTTACCTTTTTTTCCCTTTTTTGATTTTTTTGATTTTTTTGATTTACGTAGTTTTTTTGACTTAGTTGACTTTTTTGATTTTTTAGACTTATGCAATTTGTTAACTTTGTGTGATTTCTTTGATTTGCCAACTTTTTTGGATTTACTAGATTTACTAGATTTACTAAGAGGTAATCCTAAATTTTTCTTAATTTGATCCCACTCTTTCTTTGCTTCTGGTAGAATGTTTGTTAATATAGCAGGTTTTCCAGATTTTTTTGCCGCCTCTACATGTTTCTTTACAACTTCTCTCCATGTTTTCATCTTTATATATTATCATTAGAAAATTTTACTAAATATATAAAATGTGAAAAGTGATTAAATATATCTTGCGATATTATATAATATGGTAAAGAATAATGGAGGTAATAAGGCTAAAAAATTTGCAAGTAAGTCATTTAATATATCTGATAGAGCTACTAGATATGCTATTGAAACAGATGAAATTTATGCTATAGTTACTAAAATGTTAGGAGGCACTAATTGTGAGGTATTATGTATTGATGGAAAGACTCGACAATGCGTAATACGAAATAAATTTTGTGGAAAAGGAAAAAGAGATAACTGGTTAACACGGGGTAAATGGATATTAGTTGGTTTAAGAAATTGGGAAGTAACAAGTAAAGTAAAAGAAAAATGTGATTTATTGGAAGTATATAATGATAACGATAAAGATAAACTTATTCGAAATTCAAAAGAAAATTTTAGAATATTTTTATCTGTAGTAACTGATGAATTAAATATGAATGATGATCAAATTGATTTTATAAATACAAAAGAAGACCAAGAACAAGAAAAAGAAGAACAATTATTTCATAAAGAAAATCAACATTATGAAGATAGTGATAACTGTGATGATAGTGAAGAAGAAGAAGATGGGAGAGTGAAGAGTAATAGTGATAATAATGTGGATAGAGAGAATGAGTGGTATCATAATTATTCAGGTGAATTAGATAGACCAGATTTTCATAATAATATTATAAATCATATTGATAAAATTAATATTGATGATATTTAAAACTCTAAAAATTATAGTAGAGGTGGTGAAGATGGTGGAACTTCTGGAGGTGGTAAATGTGATGGTGATAACGGCGGATAAGATGTTATTTCTTCAGTATCCAAACTATTTAATATAGCTCTTTGTATATTTTCTTCATATTGATTTTCAATTAGCTGACTCATTATATTATTTAAAAAATTACTTGTTGATTGTAGTTCTAAATTCGAGATTGTCTCTTGATCTGATGTTGTATCTTGATCTGATATTGAATCTGTTATTGTATTTAAATTTGGTATATTTAATATGGTATTTGTATTCCATACTGGATCTGATAATGGTAAATTATAAACATTTGTAGTTATTGTTTCTTCTTTATCTTCAATTTCAATAGAATCTAAAGTTAATCTGCATACTGGACAGATTGCTTTTTCTTTAGTTAACCATTTTGTTATTGCTTCTGGGCAAAAACAATGATTGCATGGTAATTGAATTACTTCCATTCCTTCAATAAATTCAACTTGATATATTGGACATATTGTATTTACTCCTAAATTATTTATATAAATAATTTTTTTTAGATCATTATTTCCTTTTTCTGAAAGAACATTTTTATATTTTGATTTATCATAAAAAGTAGACAACAATAATCTATTTAGAATACGCGTAGATGAATCATTAAAACTATAAGTATTTGAATTTAATAATATATTACTATTAACATCAATATCCTCTTCTGATTCTAATTCATCATATGATTCATTTTCAAATTCAATTGATTGTACTACTTGTTCTGATTCTTCTGATTGTTCATTTTCATCATTTAATTCTAAAATAGGCTCAATCACTCCGTTTTCATCTACTTCATCTTGATTTTGATCTTGGTTCATTTCTTATATATCTCGTATTAAAAAAATATTTAAATATTTTTTTATGCAAATTTAAACTACAGCAAAGATTAATAATTTTTAAAAAAATATTAGTAAGTTACAGTCCAAAGATTATCTATAATATTTTCTAGATAATCATATCTTTTATTTGCTAGTTGATCTCTTAACATTGCCCATGGTGTCACTTTTTTTAGTGCATCAATACCATCATTACAAAATGCATTTAGTAAAACTGCATTATTACCAGTCATCATACTTGTATTTTCCATTGTAGAAAGTGATGGAAAACCTGTTGTTGAGCGAAGATTCCAGAAAATAATATGGGGAAGTTTATATGGTTGATTATATATTGTTCTTATTCCTGCATCATGATACTTTTGTTTCATCATTTCAAACATGGTTAAATTATCGTTTGAATTATCAGCATAATCAATTTGCATATCTGATAAAATAATTAAAACCATTTTTTCCATATGTGTTGGATAAATATTATTTGTAACAGCCGTATCTAAAATAAGATCTAATGCTTTTCTAAAATTGGTATTTCCACCCCATGGAGCTTTTCGAATTTTATGGACCTTTGATACAAAATCAGGGCAATCCTCTAAATTTACCCAACTTGGTGATGAACTAAATGTTAGAACTCTTTTACCTAATTTTGATTTTTCTGCAATACGAGTTCCTAATCCAATTGCTGAATATAATGGAACACAATTTTCACTTTCCATTGATGCTGATGTATCTACCATGGCAATACAATCTTCTAATGCTAAATTTTGTTTTGCATTATCCTCCCACTGAGCATTAATAATGTCTCTCTCTACAGAACATACATTATTGGTAATATTTATAGCATCTTTTACAAAATCTATAATTGATACTCGTTTACCTTTTGCAACACTTTTACCTGTTTTACAATTATCTACATATTGTTTATAATTTTCAGCACATTTCATGCGATCTTCATTATTTAATATATTCTCGCGTGTAGTTCCATTTTTATGAATTCCTTGAAATGCCTTTGATTGTTTTCGTAGAGTAATACTTGTTACATTCTTATCAAAATCAATATTCGCCCATGTTCCATTACATTGATTAATTTGTGGTGTATTTAGTTCTTTATTAATTTTTGATATTAACTGTCTAAAATGTGTTAGACATTTTCGTCGTGCTGCCATTTTTTGGGAATGCGTAAGTGCACCCTTATCCGGATCTTTATACCACTCACTATAGTATTTTGTTGCTAGTATTGGTGTAATCCATCCAAATTTATCTGATTTTTCTCTTGGAATCCATTTTGCAAGTAAGGTTTTCATTGGTGCATGTTCATCGCATCTAAGTTGTCCAATAATCATATCTACCACTTTATTAAATAATGGATCATTAATTTCATTTAATTTACTTTCAATTCTGTCTCCCTTTGGAATATGGTAATTACAAAAATATTTCAGATCTTTCCAAGAGCCATATGGATGCTCATTAATATTTGTGCGAATTAAACTTTCTAATGCACTGGTTGCCATAGTTAAAAGTTTAAGTTTATATTTTTCTGGACAATCCTGAGATTTTGAAAATTTATATAGTCCACTAATCAACATATAAGTTAAATTATATTCACCTTTTCCAGCTATAATATCACGTGTATAACCAATTAATTTATAAATAATTTTAATATGTTCAATTGAAATACCCGTAGTGCCACTTTCTATTTTTTCCCATGAAGTTTCTCTTTCCATTTCAATATTTGTATTAGTTGTAGTTGATAAATTAAAAATTTTTGTTAGTAGTTCTTGATATTTTTTCTCTAAATTAACTAAATTTGATGTTCTAGTTAATTGAAAATTAAATTGAATAATTAATTCATTTACATCTTCTGACCAAGAGTATTCAGGGTTTCTATTTTCACCTAATTGAAGACTTATCATTTTATTATCGAGTGCGGTGGCGAGTGCGGACATTTTATATGTATATTTGCAAGTGTCCTTTAAGTCCTTTTAAAATGGTAAGGCCGCTATTAAAAAAAAATAATTTTATCATTTATTGCGTCTTGTTTTGGAATGAATTTTTTTAATATGTATTTTTTTTGTTGTATTTAAATTTGGACATTTGTTATTAGTAAAAATAAAAATTATACAATTTAAATCATGTAATATATTTATTGTGTCATTAAAATTAACAGAATTAATTATTTTTAATGATGATAGATAATTAGTATTTAATTTATCTGTAATAAAATTATTTAATTCAGCATGATCTAAATCTATATTAAATTTTAACAAACTTATTAATCTATGTTTTTTTATTAAATTAAATTGATTTTTTTTTATCAAATATAATATTCTTTCTTTAGTTAAACAACTATTTTCTATCATTTCATCTTCACATTTTATGTTATAAATTTCATTATTTTCATTTATATATAAGTAAAAAAGTTTTATCATATTTATTTCATTATTGTAAAATTCTTTATATTCTTCTTCTTTCTCTTCAAATTCTTTTATATAATTTTGATCTATCATTTTGTATTATTTAATATATTTATTTTTTGATATTGTTACTTAAAAGAAACTTTTTTCCTTTATTTTTACCAACTATCATCTACATATTCATCATCATATGAATCATAGTCATCATAATCATCATAGTCATCATAATCATCATCATCTTCATATAATTCATGAATATTCCAATATGGTGATATATCACCTAATATATCATTTAATTCTTCTCGTTCTTTTTCACGATTATATAGTATAGACATAGCTAGTCTAGGATTATAATATTCAGATTGGTTATCTGATACATTATTTATACTTTTAGGCTTATTTGTATTTAAATGATCTACACTACTCATAGTTAGAATTTTCCATCCAGGTGAAACTAATTGTTTTTGAGACATTTCTATTTTATATAATTTCGTTTTTTCAAGGTAATTTAATTCATCTAAATTTTTATTTGTATTACTTAAACAATTATCATTACCATTTAAGGTTGGAAAATTTTCTGATTTTATTTCAAATTCTTCTATTTTTGCTTTTACAAATGAATTTTTTGATCTATAAGGATTATTTTCTTTTACATTATTTCTATATTTGTATTCATTTCGATTTGTTTTTTTTTGTTTAAAAGTATTTACTCTATCTGAATTATTCGGATTGTTCGAATTATTTGAATAATTTTTTGAATTTGATTTATATGAGGATTTTGTTTGTGGGGTTGATGATATTAGACTGTCAAAACGGTTGTTCATTTTTTATTTTTCTATTATATTTTATAAATATTTAAAAAATTTTAAATAATATCAATTTTATTTTTATTTTATTTATTTTATTTATTTTATTTATTTTAATTTAAAGTCTTATATATATTATAATATGTCTCCTAACTGCTAATCACCCCTTTTTTTTTATAATTAAAGCTTAGTGTATATAATATATTTACAGGAGATAGCATCTTTTATAAATATAAAAATAGGAAAAATAGGGAGAAATAGGGAGAAATAGGGAGAAATAGGGAGAAATAGGGAGAAATAGGGAGAAATGTGCATTTTATATTTATAAATCTAACTTTTCATTTTTATAGATTTTAGTCCTTTATTTTGTAAATATCTATTTCCATGACTAATATGATCTGTGTGATAATCTGCAGTTTTATAAATTTTATAATCATTATCTAAAGTAAAAACTATTTTTTTTATATTTAATTGAGATATTACATTAAAACAATTAATACATGGTGCTGAATTTCTATAATTACCATCCGTATCTGTTCTTGCAACATATAGAGTTGTTTTTTTCAATATTTTCTCGTTACGGCTGGCCTTTTATCTGTTTTATATATTTTCCATTTGTATTTGTGAAGCAGGAATGGAACAAATTTCGCAATGCTGCAATTTCAGCATGACATGAGCAAGTATTACATATAAAACCATCTGATGATTGTGTACGCGAAGAGTTATGTCCTCGACCTATAATTTTACCATTTGCGACAGCAACACATCCGTGTTTAGATAGAAGAATAGATTTTTTTGCCTCATATGCAGCATGATTTAGATAATTTTGATCTGTTACGCTAAGGATAGCCATTTATATTTGGATTTATATGTTTTCATGCAAAATATTTATATCAATTTTTTTTTTATAAAAATTGATATAAATAATTTTAAATTATATATATCAATTATATGGAAACTTCACTTGAGTCTTGTAAATCTTATTATGTATTACAAATTTATCTTGATCACTCTATTTGTAATAATATAATTGTTGAAAAATATAAAAAAAAAATTTTGGAGATTCAAGATATGTTTTTACTTGGAAAACAGCAATCTTTATATATTGATGCTGGATTTGATTTATTTTGTCCTCATAGTGTTGTTATTCAAAATAAAACATTAGGTAATAAGCTTGATCATGGTATTAAATGTGCAATGACATATAATAAAAAACCTACAGCATTTTATTTATATCCTCGTTCAAGCACCGGTTCAAAAACTCCTCTTCGTTTATCTAATTCTGTGGGAATTATTGATTCTGGATATAGAGGAAATATCATAGCTTTATTTGATAATTTTACGGAGAATAATTATAATATTTCTATTAAGGATCGTTTGGTTCAAATTTGTGGACCAAATATTATGTTTCCTATTTATCCTATTCTTGTTGAAAATATCGATGAACTAGGCGATACTTCGCGTGGAACTTCTGGGTTTGGTTCTACTGGTCGATGAAAAAGAAAAAAGATTTAGTTACTTTAAACCTATAAAATATTTTTTTATTTATCAATATATTATATATGAAAAGTATTACTAAAAAAAATAAGAAATTAACTAAAAAATTCAAAGTTAATAAACCAGTTAAAGCAACTACTCTTAAAAAATCTCCGGTTATAGGTAATTTACTTATGTTGGCTGAGCAAGCTAGACGACGCAAACCGAATTCTAGTCCTAGTGGTGGTGGTAAAAGAAGTAGAAGAGATAAAAGAAGTAGAAGAGGTAAAAGAAATAGAAGAGGTAAAAGAAGTAGAAGAGGTAGAAAATTAATTGCTGGAGTAACTCCACCACGTAATCCTCAGGCTAATGATTCTGTAGTTTTAGGAGATGCAGATAGATGTCCTATTTGTTTAGATGATTTCGAAGATGTTCCTGGTGAAATATTACCCTGTCAACATAAGATGCATCGACATTGCCTTGATAATTGGAGGATGGCACAAAAAGGAAATATCTATCAAAATGTATGTCCAATATGCAAGAAGCCTTCATCAACTGTTTCGATTCCTTCTGGACCTGTTAAACCTAAGCGTCCTAGATCTCCTACCGGAGATGCAATCCCTAAAAGAATAGGTTTCTAATTTTATTATATAAAAAATTATATATAAAAAATTATATATAATTATGTAATTTTTGAATCTTCTCAGTGTGATTCGAACACACGACATGTGGATATCTACGATCAACCCTTTACAGTCCACCGCTCTACCAACTGAGCTATGAGAAGATTAATTAAATAGGGATATTTGGCTTTAAGTTTTTTATAGTTTTAATAGTTTTTATAGTTTTATTTTTTGGAAATTAACAATATTTCATTTTCTTAATAACTAGAATGTAATATTAACATAAATATATGGATATTGAAATGAATAATTATATAGACATATCTAATAATATTAAGGAGTTAGGTATGTCCTCTAAAAAAAATGATAATGAAATAGATAGTATATCAATTAATATCAAACATTATGATAACAATATTATTAAGAATAATGATGATGATAATGATCATAATAATGATCATGATAATGATCATGATAATGATCATGATAATCATTTAGAATATACAACAGATGACATGGTGCTTGGAAGTGAACCAAGTGATACTGATAGTCAAATTTCATCTGGCCAAAGAATTACATATAAAAAATTATCTTTTGATGATGTTAAAACAAAAATAAATAAATATTATGAACAAGATACGGTACATCGATATTCATCTGCTTTGGATATACTTGCTAGTTACCTTAAAGGTCAAAAAATTATTTATATGGAATCAAGGTCATATACTATTAAATTTTTGAATTATTTAATGTTACCTTCAATATTTTTAAGTGGAGTATTATCTGTTGCTCAACAAGAATTATGTTCAATTAAATATTACTCTGTTTTCTTGTCTGGATTAAGTGCTTTTATTGCATTTTTATTAGCAATTGTTAATTATTTAAAATTAGATGCTGTATCTGAAGCACATAAAATATCTTCACATCAATATGATAAATTACAATCCTATGTTGAGTTTCAATCTGGACAAATTTTATTATTTAGTGATCCTCTTCTCTCTAAACAAAATATTGAAAAACAATTAGATGAATATTATTTTATGATGATTAATAAAAATAGTGATTATGAATTCAACAATACAAATATAGATATTTCAAATAGTCTAATATTTAATAATATGATGTTAAATAAAAAAAAAGAATTATTTACTAGAAAATTAGATGAAAAAAAAAAATTAATGGATGATTTAAAAATTAAAATATCGAAAATTGAAGAAAAAGTTGCAGATATAAAAGAAACAAATCAGTTTATTATTCCTCGCAATGTTCGATGTAGATATCCAATTATCTATAATACTAATATTTTTTCTATTATAAAAAAAATAGATGATTATAAAATAGAAACTATTACTAATTTAAAAAATATTAAAAATGAAATTCGATTTATTAATGCAATACAAAAAAAATATAATTATAATTTAAAAGATAAATATAATAAAAAATTAAAAAAATTATTTTGTGCAAAAAAAGAAGTAATTAATACTATATTATTTTTGAATACTGCATTTTCTGTTATAGATAAAATATTTTTACAAGAAATTGCTAATGCTGAAATTCGAAAAAAAAATTGTTTGTCTTTTTTTATTAACTATGTCTCTACTTTATGTTGTCCTAATACATGTAAAAATTTTTGTATTCCAAATAATTATATTCGGGTGGAAGAATCCGGCGGAGAATTATTACAAAAAATTATGAATTTTCCAGATATATGTAAAAAACAATAATTTTTTTTTATTAAAATAAAAATTGAAATCCTTTATTTTATATTCTTTTAAGTATTATTATAATCTTGTTACATCACTAATGAGTTGTTCAAATATCAGCGCAAATACATTATCATGTTCCTTTTGTTTAAATCTTAAAATTCCATTACCACATGATCATATGATTCGTGATTTAAGTAAATCAAACAAACCTATAATTTGTCCAAAACTTCTCGCAATTGAATGTGGTTACTGCCACAAAAAAGGACATACAGTTAGTTATTGTCCAGTTTTGAAAGCAAATAAACAAAGTCATTCTAATGTAAAACCTAATGTTGAAGTATCTTCAAACACTAAGCGTAATCATGTAATTGATAGTGATGGATTCACACATATTTCTCATCGAAGTTCAAAAAACAAAAATATTCAACATAATAGCAAAATACAGAAAGTTGAGGTTCTTAATAGTTATTTTGGTGCTCTTGATGTTGAAGATTATGATTCTGATTCAGAAACTTGTTCTCAGAAAATTTTATCTTCTGATTCCTCTACTTTTAATCAATTTAGTAACTCTCTTCCTTCTGTTATCTCAAAGACAAATAATATTCAGGCGCTTAAAGATAAACTTGGAATTCAGTTTACTTCTCGCTGGGGAGATGATTCTGATGATGAATAGTTATTGAACTATTATTTTAAAGTAAAAAACAAAAAAAAAATTTAGTATATTCTTGTATTTTACTTTGTATATTTTTCTTTTTTTATATATAATATGTTTTTTATAAATAATTTTTTATTTATCGGTTCTATTAGTATTGGAACTATTGGGGTTATTGGGGCTATTATCTATTTTAATAAAATAGATAATATAAATCATATAGATAATATATTACTAAATAAAGAAACTCAAACAGATGTTAGTAATAATCAATCAGAATATAAGGATAAATCTATCCAATGTGAATTTTGCATCTCAGAGATGGAAGATAATGGTGAATTACAAATTCATGATACTCCTTCTAGTAATAGATGGTTCATTTTAAATTATATAACTAAAAATAACAGTTTAACATAAAATATATAGATAGAATCTTAAATCTATATATTTTTAAATTATTTTTATACATTATTGGTTGATGTATCACTTGGAACGACGGGTTCTTTATTTTTTGATTTATTACTTGATTTTTTTGGTTTACAAGAATTAAATAAATGCACTAATCCATCTATTAATACTGGTAATACTGATTTTGTATATGAAATCACTTTTTTTTGAACTACTTTATTATTAATATTTAATTCTCCTTTTGTTGCTAATATAATTAAATCTATTGTATTTTCCAGTATTTTTCTATCTATAATTTCGAGAAGAATTTTTTCTTCATTTGGATCATCAACTAAATCTATTATTAATGATTTTACAATATTTACAACATGTTCTCTTTTTTCTGCACTTGGACATGAAAATTTTTCTACTAACTCTATTGTTTCTTTTAAAACCAAATGTATTGTTGCCGCGGTTATTCTTGTCTCTCCAAATTGTTGTTTCAAATTATAAATTGTATTTGCAATTGTTTCTTCAATAGATAATTCTTTTTGTTCTACTGATTTTATTGGTTGGGCTTTATTCTCAACTTTTTGTATACGTAATGATGGCATTAGTATTATAAGTTATTAGGATATTTTTAAGTTTTTAAAAATATTAAAATGTAAATAATATATTATATATAATATATTATTTGAAAATATGCATCGTCGGGGAATCGAACCCCGGTCAATCGCTTGGAAGGCGATTATGATACCACTACACCAACGATGCTTTAAAAGTATTTGAAAAAAAATGTTAAAAAAATGTGGAAAATCCACAAAACCCCCGACGGGGATCGAACCCGCAATCCCCAGATTAGAAGTCTGGTGCCTTATCCAATTTGGCCACGGGGGCAAATAAAAGGTTGCATCCATTTTTTTGGATTATCGCTCTGTACTGGGATCGAACCAGTGACCTTGCGGTTAACAGCCGCACGCTCTAACCAACTGAGCTAACAGAGCAATGCACGAGACGGGATTCGAACCCGTGAGACTTTCGTCAGTAGATCTTAAGTCTACCCCCTTAAACCGCTCGGGCACTCGTGCTGAATAAATTTTTGCTTCTAACAGTTTTTATCTAAAAAATGATAATTTTGGATTT